CATATATATATATAGTCGACCAAGCCGTTTTGGGTGGTACCCCCCTTGTAACTAGTACCTAACAAGTAACTATTTATTTGTTTTGGTTGCTGATTGCTAGAAATGTGAAGGTGAGTGTGTTGGAAACCATATTTTTTACACTTCAAAGAAGATCCAATTGAGTTAGATCTAAAAATTTATATTTTATATATAGTCTTATTGGTAGTAACATTTCATTATTGCTTTAGATTCTTTACAAGATTATTACGGCCGTTAATCTAAAGTATTAAATTATTTTGTTTACTAATAAATATAATATAAATCTATCTTATATAATTATATCATACTAAAGTTTTATTGATGAAAAAAAATAATAATAAATTTTAGAATATACTTGACAATATATTATATGGTATGTTATTATAATATTGGAGGATAAAAAATATGGAAAATAAAGGTAGATTTAAGTTGGATCTTAATCCAGTTTATAAAACTGAAAAATGGTTTGATTTAAGAAGATTGGAATTTATCGAAAAAACTATACAAAGGCATTTGGATAAACCTAGAAAAGATAGTAAAAAAGCTTTACAAAGGTTAAGATCAGAAAGAACTAGGTTAAGAAAAAAATATTTAATAGGCCAAGTTATAGAAATAGAATATATATAATAAATTTTGAGTTAGATCTAACACGATCACAAGGGAGGATAGAATATGAATAATAAATTACACAAAGAAATAAGGGAAGAGTTTAATATTGATATATTAGATTTACCAGCATATCAAATAGGGATTATAGAATATTTTTATAATGATATGAATAAATCAGACAATCTTAATCAATATAAAAATAAAGGATTAAAATTATATGATTATATAAGGGAGGTTATAAAAAATGTTAACAGTTAAATTTTATAGAATAGTTCAAAATGGAATTAAAACAAAAAAGCCATTTTATGAAGTGTCATTTACTGACGACAATTGGGAAGCTAAAGAGATTGCAGGAAATAAAATCCCGTATGATGTTTATGGGATGGCAGGATCCTGTATGGAGGCAGATTTAATAAACCATGAATATAGAAATAGCAATTATGTTATGGAGGTAATAAAACAATGATAAAAACTATAATAAGTATTTTTATACTTTGCTACATATCAATTTTAATAATGGGAGGTCATTTATAATGAAATTACACCATAAAAAATACACTAAAAATTATCAAGATTATATATTATCAACTTTAACGGAGGATCACGAAAGAAAACCTTTTAAAACAGATGAAGATAAAATAAATTATCTTTTTTACAGGTTTTATAACGAATATGGATGGCATATAAAACGATACGGAAAACAACAGGCAATGACTGATTGGTTAAGTGGTCTAGCTATAAATATTCCTTGTTACAATTGCGATATTATAGAACTAGCAATTAAAATGGGAAGTGTTAACGAAGATCTTACGGAAAAGGAAAGGGATCAAATTGTTGATAATTATTTTAATTTTATGGCCAAAATAATATTAAAAATGGAAAATAAAATAACTACACATGGTTTTATAAAAACACACAATTCATTTAAAAGGATGGTTAAAGGCAATGAGTAGACATAGAAAACACGAAATTACGGCAAGGGTAACAGGTTTAAAAAGGCTAAATAATAGCTTTAATGGTAACCCTAATTATATGATTTATACAGATAACGGAGTCACTAGAACTAGAAGTGACGATATGTTAAATTATAAAATTTCTTATAATATGCAAAATAAAACTTACAAGTTTTATATTACAGAATATAAGAGTGGTAAAACATATCTTGATAATTTCGAAAAAATATAAACTTATGTTAATATATACATAACGGAGGATAGACAATGGATAGAAAAAAAATAGAAAAGCAAATTTACAATCATTATTATAATCAATTAGATCAGTTAATTAAAAATAGAATAAAGTTTTTAAATGACAATCTAAGCAAAAATAATAAAATTGAGAATTGGGACTGGTTAAAAGGTACAGTTATAAGAGAATTTGAAAGACTTAAAAATTGTTATATAGATACCATAAATGATGAATTTGTAGAAAATAGGAATTTTGAATACCAAGCTGAATGTTTTAATTCAACGGGTATTGATCCTTATACTAAATTAAATAGTAAAATAGGTGCATTATTAATTCTAGGTAAAGAATTATATAGTGAAGTTTACAGAAATAATTAAAATGGAGGATAGACAATGAATGACGATATACAAATTAGTTATAAATTTGATTTTGTAGCTAGATCAAGTGTCAATGGGATAGAAAAAGATTTTTTTCTATATCATGATGAGATTTTAGACGATTTAGTTAAGAAACAAATTATAATAGCGATTAACCAAGCTATTCAAAAAGAATTAGACAAAAAAAACGGAGGGAAATAATGAAAGTTAAAGATCTAATTGAACGATTAACAAAATATAACAACTTAGATGATGAAATAATTGTAGATTATATAACTCATGAAGATGTAAACGGGTGGTTTGAAGATTCATTTACCAATGATGAATGGAAAAAATTTGTTATGGAATCTGAAAAGCAAAATTATGGGTATATTGATAATGATTATCTTTATGACATAGCTAGAAAAATTTATAGAGGAGGATAGACAATGAAAACATTAGAGTTGTTTTGTGGTACTAAAAGTTTCAGTAAAGTAGCCAAAGAATATGGCTATGAAACTTTGACATTAGATTTTGATAATACATTCAATCCAGATATAGCAAAAGATATTATGGATTTTTACATTCAAGATCTAAATGGATACAGGCCAGATATAATATGGGCTAGTCCACCTTGTCAGAAATTTAGTGTTGCTGCACTTGGTAGAAATTGGAATAAAGAAGACATGACACCAAAAAATGACGACACTAAAAAGGCCATGCAAATAGTATTAAAAACTGTTGAGATAATAAGAGATTTAAAACCTAAATATTTTTACATAGAAAATCCACGAGCTATGTTAAGAAAAATAGGGTTGATACCTTACGATTATTCAACTGTTACATATTGTCAATATGGTTTTCACTACATGAAACCAACGGACATATGGAGTAATAACGAAGAATGGTTAAAAGTGGCTAAGTCTTGTAAAAATGGTATGCCATGCCACGAATCAGCACCACGAGGATCTGCTACTGGTACACAAGGATTAAAAAATCCTGCTGAACGAGGTAAGATACCACCAGATTTAATTAAAGAAATACTAAATTATAGTAGGGAGGAAGATAATAATGAGTAATCATGAAAACGATTCATTTATAGAGGCACGAGCTGAGCAGTATCGAGAAGAGGGTTATAGCTTGAAAGACTCATGGATTATGGCCTGTGAAGATCTTGAGCATGAGCAATACAGTCATGAACCACCAGATTGGCATGAATACGATTTAGAGGGTGATCTTGATGATGAGTAAATATTATATACAAGTAGAAACAACGGAGGGCATAGAGATTCAATGGTATGACACAATATATGATTGGGTTGATATGCTAAATGAATATGCAATTAATGACATGGGAGTTTATGCCTATGGGATTAAGGGAGGTGATAAATATGAATGTAAGTGATCAAGAGAATAGAAAAAAATATGATGAGTATTTAAAAACTCGTAAGTTAATAAGACAAGAGGTTGATAGACAAATTAAGGAAATGGATATCAATGAGATCTTAGCTGAACTTGAAAGGTTAATGATTAAGGAAACAACTGACGAATGGATGTGTGAGCATTTATTAGAGTACGGAACGGATGAGCAAAAAGTAAGATTAAAAATAGATTATGGATGGGAGTTATTATGATAAAACAAAGATCAGTATTTGAGAAAGAATACTACGGAGATATTGAGGGAACGACTAGTTACCTTAGTAATGAGCCAGATTATTTTGGAGTATCTGGAGTAAGACCACGACTAATAAAGTATCAGTATACAAAAGAGGATTTGGGCAAAGTTGAAGATGGAATTGATATGCTTAATAATCGTTTAAGGATCTATAAAAGACTTTTAAATAAATTTATACAAGCTAAACCAAGCTTTACAAAAAAAGAACTAGCCACTTATCTTGGCATATCTGAGCATTATGCAGATGTAGTTATCAATGACTATAAGAAGTTAACATTGGGATTAAAGATCAAAGAATGTATCGAGATAAAAGGCAAGTGCGAATTTGAGGTGGAATTATGATAGAAGACAAGCATTTAACTAATATGATTCAAGAGATAGTAAAACCAAAAGATACTATTTTTTATGTAATCAAAAGAATATCTAATAGTGGGCAATATAAACACATTGCTTTTTATTACTTACAAATTAATGATGATAATTTTAATGAGGGTGAAACTAGGATTACACCTATTAACATAAGTGGACAAGTAGCAATAGCAACAGGTTTTAAGTATGAAAGAAAAACTGAATGTGTTGGAGTTACTATGAACCTTGAAGATCCAGCACCAAATCTTATATCACAATTATCATATTTAATGTTTGAAGATTATAATCTAATCAATAGTTGTCAATTGTAATGCCAGAACTGAGAGATTATCAAAGAACGGCTATTGATAAGATTCGTAATTACTTTGCAAAAGGTAAAAAGAATGTCTTGTTAGTCGCTCCAACAGGCTCAGGCAAAACTGTTATTGCTTCTTCTATGATTGATCAAGCACTTAGTAAAGGCAAATCATGCTTATTTGTAGCTCATAGAAGAGAACTTGTTATGCAATGCTCCAGAAAATTAGCTGA